TGAAATAACTGAATAAGGAAACACCAAACATCTTCAATTCTCACAGACGATAAAGCATAGACTTATGCGTCCGCTTGAATATAGAAGGTGACGGATGACCTGAAGAAAAGGAACCTAGTCCCATAAAACGAAGAAAGGACGGTAACGAAACGTTGAACTTGGTTATAGTCTCAAGAATCATTCCAAAATTAGAAGATATTTTGGTAAACTCTTTAAGAGATACACCTGAGAAAAACGAATCGGAACTAACAACTCTCTTCGCAAACTCTGCCACACCTTTATTAGAGACTAAAGATTTAGAGGGATTAACCCCTACATCTAGCTCTTTCATCAACTTCAAGTACTGTTTAGCAACCTTAGAATCAAGAATTACTAAATCGTCACCAAGAACTAGGTAATACTGGAATCAACCAGCATGCCCAGCTCGTCAGGCAGACAACTGTACGAGAAAATGATGAGTAAAGGCTAACATAGCCCAAGAACTAAGTGCCCCCATAGGCTGACCACAAGCATATCGGACTGCTAAGTCCTTAAAACCTTTGGAGTTCGGAACTAGATAGTCCCGCTCAACCAAAAGTTTAGCTCAATGGTCACCCAATGAGGGTCACAATTGATTTAAGATCAAAATCTGAAGTTTCAAAGGTAATCGATCAGTAGCAGCGGATAAATCAAAAGAGAAAGACACAGGACGAACCTTCAGCATCTGCTGAAGTAGTTCTATACCCTTCTCTTGATTAAAAGTAGCATCCTGTTTAATTGTTTTCAAAAGAGAAAACAAATAATCATGGAGAGGCTTCATAATCCACTGTGTGACGATATCCACCATAGCGAAAACACGAACTTTTCCTGGCTCATCTTTAAAAGCTAACTTACCTACCGCCCATTCTTTAACTTCAACAAGACCAACAGACGAATTGGAATACAAATCCAATCACTGATTGATCTGTTCAAACTTAAAAGTATTAGGCACGTAGGTAGGAGCTGATTTAAAGAATCAAGAAACACTCGATCAAAGGGGAGACATCCTTAAAAGTAAAAAGGAGTCTAAAATCCCTGAGGTCGAATTTCCCTTAAAATCCGATGAAGAAATGCTTCCGCTTGCCCTTATAATAAAGGGTCTAAAACTTCATTTAAATGGTTGTGTGAAATT